GTACATATACAATACTTTATTTCTTTATCTTCCTTCAAAACGATCTAAGTCTTCTTTTTTATCTACATCTATAACATCTTCTATGTCATAATATACAGTATCACTATTATATAGATTATTGTTTAAGTTATTTATTTCATTTGAATTAAACAAGCTTATATAATGGCTAATTTCAAAACACTTAGGATAATCTTGTCTTCTATATAAATCATGATAAAATAACTGGGAACCTTTGTGATCAACCTCTTCTTTAAGAACTAAAAATGGTGTCCAATCTATTTGTTTTTTACATAACATTGAAGTGGCACTATTTTTATGAAAGAACTTTATAGCATCTATCACATGTTCCCATGTTCTCTCTGGATATGTTAAATATAAAACTGCTATGGTTTCATTTTCACATTTTACCTCATCTAAAAAATATTCTATTACCGACTTGGTTGAAGCTTTGTCATTTGAAACTTTACGTGGACGATTTATAACATTTAAATCGTAAAACAATGCTTCTTTTATTATTTTAGGGTCGTCAGTTAAAACATAAACATCTTTATATAAACTCATTGGTATAATATCAATAGTATAATGAAATAACTTCCTATTTTTAAACGGGAGTCCCTTTGATCCCTTTCTTGCTGGTATTATAATTTTCATAATTTCTTAAATTCCTCTATTGTTATTTTTGGAACATTTGTTATTGCACTACGATTGCTTAAATTATATAAATTAACTCCCTTATTTTTAAGCTCTGTTTTCATTACTCCATATGCATCATTTACATGTCTTATTTTTTTCATAGCAGTTAGAGGATGGTGTCCATCTTTAGCATAAAAATGATTCGCCGTAAAATCAACACCTATAATTCCTATATCTTTAAAACCCATTTTATAGGCAATCCCAGTTGCTACGTATGGAGAATTCATAAAATGATCTACTTTATCTAAATGATCTAGGTGAACCAATTTTCTAGAACCTAAATCAAACATTACTAAGTTTTTATTTCTCCATCCTTTTACACATGTAAAAATTGCTTTACTTTCGCTTTCCATTATTAACTTACGTCTAGGTATGGCAAACCTTTGTGGATGATCAGTTACAACTAAATACGTTGGAGTAAATAGTTTAGGTACATCATTTACTCCTATTGTTATAAAATCATTGTGGTGTTCTTTCATTAAATTTAACGAAGTACCGCATCCACAAACTATTATTTTTTTCCCTTTATGTATATCTTTAAATAAAGATAATCTCTTTACCATATGATTATATAATCAAAACTCTGTATTATTATACAATATAATAATATACTGGTTTAGACAATTATGAAAAATCAAAAAAAATATTATGATTTGCTTGGTGTTAAGCAAAATAGCACTGATCCTGAGATAAAAAAGGCGTATAGAAAGTTAGCTAAAAAATATCATCCTGATAAAAATAAAGATAACCCCGAAGCAGAAGAAAAATTTAAGGATATAGCTGAGGCATATTCAGTATTAGGAGATAAAGATAAGAAAGCAGAATATGACTTTGCTAATTCCAATGGAGGTTTCGGTGGAAGAAGACCAAGTAGAGGTTCTACCGATGGGTTCGGTGGTTTTTCCTTTGATGACTTCGTTAATAACGTATGGGGAAATCCGGGAAATCCTACTGGAAATAGACAAAGATCCAGTGGATTTGCTAGAAATATAAACACCGGTCATCTAGATATAAAAGTAAACGCGCGGGTAGACTTAGATGATCTATTAAATGAAAAAGATATTTTAATAGAATTTGAAAGAACTAAGTTTGATAAATCTAAAGATTATAAAAAGATACAATTTAAAATTGATTTAAGAAAAAGAAAATATAACATACAAAATATAAATGGAAAAGATTATATTATAATAGCTATAGATGGACTTGGAAACGAAAACAAAGGGGAAAGAATAAACGTATGGGGAGGCGCAGAAGAGTTTTATCTAATAGGTAAACTAAATGTTCATATAGAAATAACTTCAAAATACATATTTAAACTAGAAAATGGAAATGTTATACAAGAAGTTAATATAAATTTAAACAATGCCATGTTTAATAATGAAGAGTTTACATTTGATTCTTTATTAAATAAAAAATATAAAATCGATATAAAGAACCCAAAGGATTTAAGCTCATTGAAGTTTACTGTAAAAGGAAATGGAATATTAAATTCAAACAATCGTATAGGAGATTATATAGCTAAAATAGTTGTGAAGTCTCCGGATTTAGACAAACTTAATAAAAAAGATAGGCTTATTATAGAAGATATATTATCCAATAAGGATTTATATTAACCTTTTTTTATTTTTTATACTATTCTTGTGTATAAATAATAAAAAATTATATACTAAGTGAATAGCACAAATATAAATTCAACTAATAATGATAATTACGTATTAATCGTTGAAAACATTGGCGAAAAACTTACTGTTAAAAGTAAAGGTGATAATAACACAATACTTGAAGGTGTTTGTGCAGTATTTGGTCAAAAGAACAACAATCAAAGAATATACGAAAAGGATGAATATCTTCCACACTTAGATTACCTTAAAGAAAAAATAGAAGCACGACAACTTGTTGGGGATTTAGATCATCCGCCTTCATTTGAAGTAACTTTAAAAAGTGCTTCACATATTATAGAAGGACTGGAACATGACGGTGGGGATAAGGTAAATATAAAATTAAGAATTTTAGAAAATACTCCAAATGGAAAAATAGCTAAGGCATTAGTAGACGGTGGAGTAAACATATCAATATCTTCAAGAGCAGCTGGACAAGTATTAACCGGTGTAAATGAAGGTAAAGTAAAACTTCATAAAATTTTCACATATGACTTAGTTGCAGAACCAGGTTTTACTGAGGCTGTTTTAAAGAAAACAGTTAATGAATCTTTACAAGATAATTTTAAATTAATAACTGAAAATTTTAATATATTAAAGGAAAATTCTTTTATAAATAAAAATAAATTAGAAGAAATATCTGAAAACTTAAATTTTTCAAATAACTATAAAGTTTACAAGATAAATAACAAAAATAATAATAAACTAAGTAAAACCTTAGATATTCAAAATAATAATAATAAGATGAACGATTATGTTACTAGAAATGATATGAATCAATATTCTGAAGTGGTAAAGAAACAATTTGAGTCCTTTAAAGCAGAATTAGACGAAGCTAAAAAGATTAATGAAGAGGATTCTACTTCTAAACCAACAAATGTTTCAATTTCACCTAATTCTAAAATGGGGAAATATGTAAACTACTTAGCAGAGCAAGTTGAAACAATGGCAAAATATACAGATTATCTTGCCAACAAATTAAATCAATCTGTTAAATATACTGAGCATGTTGCTGAAAATACTAATAACTCAATTGAATATCAAAACTACTTAGCTGAAAAGGTTAATCAGAGTGTTAATTATCAAAATTATCTTGGTGAAAATCTTAATAAGAGTATTAACTATCAAGATTATTTAAAAGAGAACTTAAACAAAAGTATTAATTATCAATCTTATATTGCTGAAGAATTAGACAAAGGACTTCAATATACTGAATATGTAGCTGAAGGAGCTAATAAATCAATTGAATTTGCTGAATATCTTTCTGAAAATGCAAATCTCAATAGAGAATACATGGAATATGTAGCAGATAAGTCATCTAAAGGAATTAGTTATGCTGAATATATCGCTGAATCATTAAATAGTGGTAAATTTAAAAAGAATGCAGGTATTCTAGACGGTGTACATAAATTAGATGAAGGTGCTCAAATAGATATGATATCTGAAGGATTAGATAACGTACTTAAAACCGTTAAAGATAATTCTGCAACAGCAGTACTAGAAAACAAATATCCTTTCTTAAAGGTTTTAGGAGAAGATGCTAAAACATCATTTTATAATTTAGATACAACTACTAAACAAGCTGTTATTGAAGCTACAAACGCTTCAGTATGGTTTAATGAATCAGATGTTACTAATATTATTAATTCAGTAGTTGAACAAAAGAGTATGAACATTCCTATTCATTTAAGGTTTATGCCAAATGAATATAAAGCTACATGGAGTAAAATGCTTGTAAATGAGCAAAACATGGTTCATACTAAAGCTCAATTATATACTCTTAATACTCCTTATCAAGTAAAAGCCTTTTGGGATGATCTTGATGTAAGAGGAATTAACGAAAGAGTAGAAAGAGAAAAAGAAAATAGAAAATTACAGAAAATCAACGAAAGCCAAAGTAAAGAAGGTACAGTCCCGGCAAATCGGGTAGTTGATATGACCAGAGGTTACTCTGAGTCTTACATAACTTCTCTTATGAGAGGTGCGGAAAACCGCAAATAAAAAAAATCAATTAGAAAATGTCACGTACAAAAGTTTTTAAACGTACTTCAGATTCTAGAGTTCTCAATACATGGCAACCGTTGCTAGAGCAATATGGTGTAACTAAAGAGAGTGGAAAACAAGAATGGTTAGCAGAATATGCTCATAACCATGCTATTTTTGATAATAGCGCTCCACTTTTCGAACAGACTGCACCAGGATTATTCTTCCAACAACCTGGTTCTGTACTTGGTATGGGTGACCCAGTCGCTCCTACTCCTGGACAGGCTCCGTTTTCGGACGCAGGTGTTAAAGGTTCGTATTCTGATTCTGGTTCTGGAGATAAATTTCCATCGTTACTTCCAGTTGCTATTCAAGTAGCTGCAAAGACGATTGGATTTGATCTTGTTCCCGTTGTGCCTATGGATTCTCCAGTAGGGTTTTTACCTTACTTAGATTATTTGTATGCCGGTGGTCGAACAGATACCGATTTTGAGCCATATATGGTTAAATTGGAAGGAATCACAGCTGATGATTTTACAACTGTTCCTGCTATTGGAACTACTCCTACTTCAGGAGCAACGAACATCATATTCTCTGCTGGTTCAACAGCTATTTATAGATTTGTTGGATTCTCAAGAGTTGATGGTCAAATGATCATTAAAGTTGTTGAAGATGATGCTGGTACAACTGTTACTGCAGACCTTCAAGGTTCTGGTAATATGACAGCTGCTGGCGATAATGCTGCTGCTGCTGTTGCACCAATTGCAATGGCTGGTATAGTTATTTCTTTAGTTTCTGCTTTGGAAAACCATATTTCTGGTTTTACATCAGTTCCTGATGAAGATTACGCTACTACTGACTTTACAGGTCCTTATTTTACGGATACTAATGGTCAGATTCCTGATTCAATGACTAGGGAACAAGGTGAATTATCAAGATTCCGTCAAATGGGTCTTAGAATGTTCACTAAATTTGTTGAAGCTAAGTCAGATCAAGTTTCTATCTCAGCATCTGTTGAGCAGATTCAAGATCTTAACCGAGTTTGGAACTTCGACGTTATCTCTATGTTAGAGAACGTTGCAGTTAACGAACTGGCTCAGTCAATCAATAAGCGATTAACTGACAGAATCTTTACTTTAGCTGGCGACCACAATGTGGAAGTTACTCAAGTTGAGGGTGCTGGAATTACTACACTAGACTTAAACGCTGGTGTTGGTGGTTTTGAAAACGTATCAACAATTCAAAGACGTCTTGTTACCAAGGTTCTTGAATTGGCAAACTTAATTTACCACAGGGGTAGATTTGGTCCAGGTACATTCATGATCACTAATGGTAGAGTTGCTTCTGCTCTTGCAGATGTAGCTGGTTACTCAATTGCTCAAGTTCCTTCGGACATGAGTGGAGTTGCTGGTAATCTTTACCCAGCAGGAAAGGTTTATGGAGTACAGGTTTATGTTGATCCTAATCTACGATTTGGTGATGGTAGAATCACTATCGGACGTAAAGGATCTGACGAAGAGCCTGGAGTTAAATTCTTACCATATATTATGGCAGAATCACTTCAAACTATTTCTGAAGGTACTTTCTCACCAAAAATTGGAATGAAGTCACGTTATGCAATAACTGAAGCTGGATGGCATCCAGAAACTCAGTATGTTAACATGGACGTTCTTGGAGATCTAGCTGTTCTTACAGGTGGAGCTGCTCCTAGCAACGCTTCAGTCTAATTTTTAACTGAGATTAGTCATGATAAAGAGGGAATCATAATGGTTCCCTCTTTTTTTATGCATTATTCCCAGAAAGTTGGCCCGGAGAATCCTGGTAAATATAATATTCGCATTACTGTTCTAGTAGCTTGTTCTAGAGTATATCCCTTATCTAAATATTTATGAATCATTTCATTTTTCATATCTGTATGCTCTTGAACAGATTTTTTAAATTCTTCAACTGTTTGTCCAGCTTCTTTAGCTAGATTTTCTATTGAATATCTACTAGATATACTTTTTTTAGGTTCAAATGGTCTTTCTGAATCAAATGGTTCTATATTTATCATCTTTCTATAAGTTTTTTAAATAAGTCAAAACACCTTCTAATTAATGATTTTTTCTTTATTTTAGATCTTTTACGTTGTGGTAAATTATGTCTACTATAATATGGTTTATTTTTCTTTTTCATCTTCGTTTTTGTTTAGTTATATTCAAAAGGATATAATTTGAATAAATTCATATGTTTTATATCTTAATGAATATAATCACTCATCTTCGTTTTGGTTTAATTGTGCATATAAATATTTTAATTTATCTCTTTGATTTTTTATTTGTTCAGCTTGCCTATCTATTTTTTCTCTATGATTATTTACAGCTTCTGCTTGGTTTTTAATTTTTTTATTCTTTGCTATAATTTGATCTTCGAGACTTTTTAAGGTTCCCTTTATCTTTTTATCACAATTAGATTCTAATACACGATGATCACTTTTTAATTGTCTAAGTTCTCCAACAGCAGCGGCATATTTTATTTGATAATTATAGCTAATCCTATGTATAAATCCATATTTAGTTAAAACGTATTTCATTCCAATTAGATTTATAAATACTCCTTCTCCAATATATTCTAAATTGCATATATCTGCTATAATGTGATATGCACCCTTTGCTTCCATAAATGGAATAACTAAGTCTTGGTTTAACGGATGATCTCTATCAATTTCTTTAAAAAATCCGTTTTCTCTTTCTATTTTATCCATATTTTTCTTTGTTTTTAATTATATGTATTTTATAATATTCCCACTTCAAATTCCTTACCATTATCTATTAAATATTCACCGGTTGATAGAGTATCAATGTAATAATACTTACCGCCTGTTGTTTTACCTTTAATATCGATGTGATCTTTTTGTGTATGTCCAACAATTTGAATGTATTTTTTCTTTAGGTCGGTATTCTTATTACTAAGCTGTAATGATTTAGGCCTAATCCATATTGGAGATTGCCACTCATCATCGCCATAATTATCAGCCGAAAATCCTGTATTATATCGCAGACCTGCATTGAAAGTAAACCCATTTGGTTTGTAGTGGAATAAATCATTTAGATAATCTGGTATCATTGATTTATCTACATTATCTAGTTTATAGAATCCATTGTTTTTCAAGAATTCTATACTAACACCAGCATGAGTACATAATCTATTATCGATTAGAACAGACATCTGAAAGCATTTTTCATTCTCTCTGAAAAATTGTTCGTATTGATGCATCATAGTTGCTTGAAAGCCCGATGTTGAGCCCCTTTCTTTAACACCGGGCCAGTAGTGGATATCGTGGTTCCCGATTAAGAGGTAAACCTTCTTAGTTGAGTCGATTTCTCGTTCTTTTTTGTATTCAATAATTCTTTGTGCATTATGTAATTGAAGTAATGCAGATATATCAAAGGAATCAAAATAATCACCAATAAAAACGATATTATCAGCATCATCATGTTTTGTAACAATTTCTTCCCATATATCTCTACCGTGAATATCTCCTATGTAAATTGTTTTACTCATCTTTGTCTTGGTTTATATTTATTAATATACTAAAAAAATATTAAATATATAATAATATATGAAAAACTTTATATTAAATTCAAGACTATTTGAAGCATCTAATAATACAAATGGATTATCATACTTTATAATGGCACTTCAAGAGGCATATCCAGGAAATGACGATATGTTTCAAGAATTATCAGATTATATAGTTGCTTCAGGGTGTCCTGCGATTAAGTTTGATACAATATATGGTGCAATGGGTATATCTAAAACAGATGAATGTATAATAAATAAATCAATACTGAGTGGTGATCTGGGTAAAACATTATATACTATATTACATGAAATAGTTCATCAATATCAATATTCTAAGTATGGAAAAGACGTTGTGTGGGATGCATATAATTCTAATATAGATATAGATGAAGCTGTTAATTTATTAATGAATATAGAATTAGTTGCAGATAGATTGGCAGTTTTAAAAGCAAATAATCTACTAAAAAGTCATGATATAAAAAATAAAACTGAAATATTACCATTTTATAGTAAATTTGATAAATCATACTTTAAAAGTCATTTAGAAGGTCTTAGAGAAGAGGTTAAGAAAAAAGGAATGACGTCTGTTAAAGAAGTAAATGAATATATGTATAATAAGCTTAAAATTAAGCCAAAACCTATTACATATAGGCAATATAACACACCAACTGCCAGGGGAACTACAACTATTAATAAAGCACCTACCTTTAATAATCAATCTATAATAGATAAAATTTTAGATAAACTTTCTGCTGGAAGTTGGTCTGATTTAACTGAAAAAGAAAAAAATATACTAAGAGCGGCTAGCAAGAAATAAGTCTATTGCATGTTTTTGCATATCTGATATTTTTCCACCACTTAATAGTTCTATTCTTGTTTTTAATCCAGTTTCTCCTATTAATGTACTATCGTAAAAACATTCCATTCCCTCAGTGGGCGCTAGTGCTGACCATGAAAATTGTCTTTTTCCATTAAAAGTTCCTCTATTTTCTATAGTAATATATGTATCACCGAGATCTAAACAAAGGGTTCTTTTATTTTTTAAGGATAGAGTTTCTATTATTTTTTCCATAGCAATATTATACTATTAAATAGTGAATATATAAAACTATATGGCCATTTATATTAAAAATTATGTAAATTGGAATAGAAATATTTCAAAAAGTTCTCATCATATTAAACTATTTGAAGAGTTAGATAATGCTCTTAAAAGAGCTACCGATAATACTATAGAAAAATTTAATTATACTAGATTCTGGTTAAGAAACCCAAGTAGACATTTTTATCATCCAGATGCACTCCTATCTGATTTAGAAGTTAGAATGGTTACCAATATTGGCGGAAATCCAATAAATACAATGGCAACAGACGGTGTACACTTGTTTATAAATCCATTTTTTGGAGAAAGAATATCACAGGATGAATTTACATTTGTTATACTACATGAAATAATGCACAATCAATGGGAGCATTTTATTAGGCACCCAGGAACTATAGAAGGAATAAACCCAAGATTACATCAAACTTTATGGAATATTGCTACGGATTTAGAAATAAATCCACATATAGCAAATATGAAAGATGTAGTACCATTAAAAGATGGTTTATTTTTCGATAAACCTATAGCAGCGGCTGATGGATATATTTTTAAGAAAGAAGAATGGGACGGGTACACAGCAGAAGCAATCTTTATGAAACTAGTTGATATAATTAAAAATAATCCACAGGAACCCGAAGATGACGATGGAGGAGATGGAGAAGGTAATCATGAAATAGAAATTGGAGATGTTATATTTGATAAAGAAAATAAAACATGGGGAATAGTTAATGGAATTGATGAAAATGAAGATTTTGAAGTGGAAGAAATTTCATTAGAAAGAGCAAAAGAAATATTAAAATCTTAATAATATGAAGATATCTAAAGAAAATGCAGTAAAAATAGTATATGAACCATCACAAGGAGGTGGAGGAAGCGGTGGAGACGGTGGACCAATTACAAGGGATGCGAATGGTAATCCAGCTATAAATATAGCTCCTCCGGGTGAAATGGACGCTGGAGAACCCCAAGAATTATCGGAAGCAGATGCAGCTTTAGCAGAGGCAATAGGAAAACTAATAGAAAATGAAAAAGATTGGAATAAAGGAGAAACTAGCAGTAATTTAGAAAAAGAAGGTAGTACTGAAGGAAATGAAGGAGATTACAAAGACGGAGAAGCCACACAACCATCTAAAAGTGATATTTCACAAAAACAAAGTGAAAATATTGAAAAAAGAAGACGAAGAGAAGAAGAAAAACAAGGAACAATGAAAGATATGTTCAAGGGTGGAAGTGGATCTGGAGAAGTAATGATAGAAAGATCAAAATCATTAGTAAATTGGAAAAGAATACTACGTAGGTATATTAATTCAGTATCTAAGAAAACAAATCAAGTTTATCCAAATAGAAGATTCGCAGGAAGAGGAGGAGATTTTAGAGGGATACCTGGACGAAGAAAACAGAAAGATGCAATATCAGATATGCTAATAGTATATGATACAAGTGGATCTATGAGTCCAGACGAGATAATGCTAATTGCTAGTGAAATATCAAATATTATGAATGAAAATAATATAAAAGATTATAATATAATGCTATGGGATCATGAAGCATATAGATTAATAGAAGTAAAAGGTGGAAAAAGCGACTTTAAGATAGGGGATATACGTTCAGGTTGGAATAATATAGATACGTTCTTCGAAGGTTTAGAAAAATATAATCTCAATCCATCTTTAGTAATATTCTTTAGCGATGGATTATGGAATGGAATGCCAACTTCAACAAAATACGCAAATAGGGGTAAAAATTTCCTATGGGCATGGTTATATGGTGATTATCCTGAAAAACACTACGATAGTCCAACTGTTTTTGGAACCGTAGATGGTAACGGTGGACCAAATAATATACCATTTGGAAAAGTTATTCCATTAAACTTTAATAAGTTTATGAAAGATATTAAGAAATAAATAATGTATATAATATGATTATGAGCAAATACGTAGAAATATTTGAAGATTGGAAACAGGATTCAGCATCAAGAGACTTAGGAGATGAATTTGGAAAGTCTATACAAGCAAAAGATAAAAAAATACCAGAAAAATCTAAGGATGCACTTGGGTGGTATGCTTCTTTAGTAAAAACCGTTAAAGAATCTGGAAATAAATTAAAAAGTATATTTAATAGCTTACTTGGAAAAGGAAAAGGTGTAAGCGATAACTTAGGTAAAGAAATAGTATCTGATCCAAATTCGGGTGAACTTAAACTAGAAGAAGGTGGATACTATTCAGGAACAAATGCATGGTATTGGAATACGATAAAGGGTCAATCCGCTGGTAAAAATTTAATGGGAAATGGAAAGGCGTGGAAAATAACAATTCCTAGAAAAGTAGAAATGCCAAAGGGTTTAGATATAGAATTAGATGATTTTAAACACTCAGATATAGAAGGAAAATCTCCATATGATTTTTATACTAAACGTGGTACTGAAGATCCAGTTTCTGATGAAATTGATTTAACAACAGATATTGATATAGAAGAAAGTTTAAAGTATATAAAAACATTTGAAAGTAATGATACTAGGGGTTCTACTGGAGGTTATTTAAGATCAGACGTAGATGTTTCATGTGAAAATATTGGTATAGAAGGATTAGTAGATCAAATAGTTAGTATAATAGATGGACAATCCAAAGGTGGAATATATAAAGCACCATTAATATGGGGTGCACCCGGTATAGGAAAAACAGAAGTTGTATTACAAGCGGGTAGAAGATTGAATATTCCAGTTATATCAATTCCTCTTGCTAATATGGAAAATGTTGACTTTTTAGGACTTCCGCATATCAAAGATGATAAAACTACATTTGCACCACCAGCAATTTTTCCAAGGGAAAATATAAAAACCGGTAAAACTGAATATACAGATCAATTTAGTAAAAAAGGAGTTGTAGGAGAAGAACAACCCAATGAAATAGGTGGAATTATATTTTTAGATGAAATAAATAGAGCAAATCAATCTGTATTAGGATCATGTTTAAGCTTTATAAGTTTAAGAACAATTGGAACATATAGATTACCTCAAAATTGGCATATAGTGGCGGCATGTAATAGAGATAAAGATGTTACTACATCTAATGCAATAACTGAAATGGATGCAGCTGTTGCATCAACCGGTAGATTTAGAGTATTTAATTTGGTTCCTTCATTACCAACTTGGATATCGGATTACGCTAGAGCAGAAGGTAGAGTATGGGATAATGAAGATGAAGATGATACAAATACTAAGAAATGGAAAATACCACAAGAAATAATAGATTTCTTAGAAATGAACGAATATGATAATGAGGGTTTAAAAAATATAATTGATAGTGCATCTGGTAAAGAAGATTTAAGAGGAGAATATCAATATTTTTATAGAAAAAAAGAAGGAGAAGTAGACACCGCTGGACAAGGAGTACAGCCGGCACCGCGAGTATGGTCAGATTTAGGAATAGCACTATCTACTGCAATGTATAAAGGAGATCATAGAACTAATACTAAATATAAATCATTGGTAGATTTATATAAAGCTTTACCTGATTGGGTAAGTAAAACGGTTAATGGTGATTTAGGAGACGTTGCAGGTAACGCATTTATGAAATTTCTAAACTTAAAAAGTAAGGTGGATTTAAGTTTAGTTAAAAAGGTATTTGATTGGAAAAAATTAGAAAAAGCAGACAGAGATAAAATAATTAAGCAGCTTGGAGAAAAAGGATTATCAGATTCAACTAGAAAAGGAAGTAGAATAAGCGAAGAGGGATTTGCATTTCTATCAGCTATTTCAGGATATGCATCATCTAAGAGAGGTCAATATGGTATTCCAGAGTTTTTTAATTATCTTAATTTTTTAAAAAATATGAATGATGAAACACAAGCAATAACTAATTTTATAAAAACTGGGTTCCCAATGTACAATAGAATAGAAAAAGCACTTGATAATAAGATAAATAATTCAAACGATAAAGAAGAATATAAAGAGAAGAAAGAACTATTTATAAATGCGTATCATAAAATGATTAAAAAGCTTGAAGATAAATGGCCAGCCTCGTTTAAAAACTTTTTTGATTCAATAAAACAAAGAAAAAAATAATATAATAATAATGTGGATAAAAGATTATAATAAATTTAAATTAATTCTAGAACATGCAGGTAATGCAGAAATAATTAATGCTTTAAAGGATAAAGTTGCAGAAACACTGGGCTCCATGAAGAACCCCGTAGCAGCAACTAATGAATTAAAGGATTGGATACATCAAAGTGATAATATTTCAAAAATAAAAGAGGTTATAACCGATGGTGACTCTATTAAAGCTATTGTTGAAGCTTTAGAACCATGGTATGATGAATGTGTAGAAACTTTAGAAAGACAAGAGTCTGGTCAAGAATATGCAGAGGAGTTAGATTCAGAAGAAAGACAAAAACTTGGAATAGAAGACGACGGTGGTGAAATAGAGGATGATATATTATTTGGAGATGACGACGATTGGGGCGTAGACGACGACTAATTAAGTTTTAGTTGAATAATAAATTATTTATAACTATGTCAGATTCCTATCGTATAGTAAAATTTAAAAAAGATAGGAAAAATATGTTTTATAAAGATCTTATAAAACGAGTTAATGCCTATTTTAAAGAAAAGAAAATATCAAAGTATGCAAATTCAAATATGGTATTTAAAACTATATTCATGCTTTTGCTCTATTTAATACCATTCACAATAATTATTTCCAATATAGAATCGTCCGGATTAACAATATTGATGTGGATATTAATGGGATTTGGAATGTCAGGAATTGGACTATCCATTATGCATGATGCAAATCATGGATCATATTCAAAAAATAAGATAGTAAATTCATTATTAGGTAAATTAATCTGGCTAATAGGGGGCAATGATGTTAACTGGAAAATTCAACATAATTTATTGCATCATACTTATACAAACATAGCGGATATGGATGAAGATATTAATAAAGAGTCATTAATAAGAATGTCACCAAAACAAAAGTTATTAAAGTGGCATAGATTTCAATTTATATACGTTTGGTTTTTATATGGAATGATGACAATGGTGTGGGCTACAACAAAGGATTATTCTCAATGGAAAAGATATAAGAAAAAAAATTTAATAAGAACTCAAGAAACTACTAGTGATAATCTTTTGCGTACACTAATTATAACTAAAACATTATACTTTATATTCACGTTAGGTTTGCCATTATTTTTTTCATGCTTATTGTGGTGGCAAACAATATTATGTTTTTTATTAATGCATTTTATTTCAGGAATAACTTTATCTTTAATTTTTCAATTGGCACATGTGATGCCAACTTCTTCATTTGAAACAACAAATGAACACGGCGATATTAAACTAAGCTGGTCAGAAAATCAATTAATGAATACAACTAATTTTGCTCCAAACTCAAAATTATTTTCTTGGTATGTTGGTGGATTAAATTATCAAGTTGAGCACCACTTATTTCCAAACATATGTCATGTACATTATAATAAAATATCTAATATTGTAAAGAAGACTGCACATGAATATAATTTACCATACTATTCATATGATTCATTTTGTTTAGCCCTGTATGAACACGCAAAAATGTTATATGTATTAGGTAAGAAATAGTAAATTAATATAATTATTAATCTTTGTTTTGGTTTCTAGAAACAACTGGACTGCTTTTTCTTCTTATATTTTCTATGACTATCCAATTTTCAGGTTTCATTATAATTATGGGTTTTGAATATTGGTAAAATTCATTCCAAACCTCTTCTATTGTATATCCAATCTCTTCATTTACTAAATAGAGAGTATCTTTTTCATATGATACAACTGAAATAGAATTATGTGTTATATTTTGTCCATAAGAAATATATCCTATGAAAATAAGCAATATTGTAATTATTTTTTTCATTTTATTTAATTTTTAATATGATTTACGTAATACTTTTTTTAATTCTTGTAGATCTTCCTTATATGTGTCTATTGGAAGACTAGCTTTAATTTTTTCTAGTTCAACTTCTTTATCATGCCTCTGTGATAATAGTTCTTCATACTTTTCTTTAGTAAGAGTATGAATTGCCATGGATAGTAGATATGAATATGATTCATCCATTTCATCAAAGTTACTTGTTTCTAACCATAATATAACTTGTTTTTTAGGAACATTATTTATTTTTAGTTTTCCATCAACAATGGCTTTAATGAATGCAGCCCTATTTGAAAGGATAACTAATTGATTTTCTAAAGTTTTTATTAAATATTCTTTTCGTTTATCATAATACTTTAATCTAAAACTAACAAAGTATTTTATTATATCATTAATATTATTGAATATTTTTAGTTTTCCATTTTCATCTAAAACTGTTAAATTTTCAGTTTGCCTCTCTTCTAATTTTAAAAATTTAGTTAATCTATCTGATTCTATTAATTTTTCCAAATCAGCTCTTTTAAATTTTATAGTATAATCTATATTTGACTTAGAATTATCATCATATCCAGCAATTCTTTTATTTTCTTCTCTTTCTATTAAATATTTATCGTATTTTTCATATGTTATAGATGGAGGGAGTTCTGTGATACCCACAGTTGATGTATTCTTAACCTCTAAGCATCCTTTTAATATCCAAGTTGAAGTACTTTCCAAGTCCCTCTCGCAGCTTCCTGTGAACTCTTTGTACCATGGTTTTGGTTCATTAAATCTTTTATTTTCCAATTCTTTTATACATGCATTTATTAAATCTATTGGATTTCTATTTAGTATATTTGTTGCAAAACCAACTGCTATCCCCGAACCACCATTTAATAAAACAGTGGGTATTATGGGTAAAAAATAAAAGGGTTCTATTTCTATTCCTTCTTCATATCGTTTTTCTAATAATTCAAAATCTTTATATAATAATTTAAAATTTTCATTTAACTTAGTAGATATGTATCTTGGTGCACCAGAATCCGGTGCTCTTAAAGATCCAAATTGACCTATTTCATCTAAAAGTGGCATTGAATTTTTAAAGGATTGTGCCATACCTATGATAGCAGAAGATAAACTTGCATCACCGTGGTGATAGTTTGCATCAGAAGCAACCTTACCACCTAATTGAAATATTTTTAAAGGTTTATCAGATTTAGATTTCCATACTTTAGATGCAATATGAATTATTTTACGTTGAGTTGGCTTAAATCCATCTATAATAGATGGTATTGCTCTATTTTCAATTACGTATTTAGCGTAATTACTATACTCTTCATCTAAATACTGTGTTATTGATTTTTCCATTATTTTATATTACTAAGATACCACTTACTAACTTTAGGAGCACCATATGTAGATCCTATTGATGATACAATTGCCAATGCCTCATTTTTAGTTTTAACAGTATATGATAAAGTGTTTACTATACACTTTTGTTTTTTTGGTTTCCAATATGGTATATTATCTTTTCCCATTAATTGTTTACGCTCTCTAGTTACAAAAGGTGCGTTAGTTAAATGTATAGTTAATCTTTGCATATTATATTATATTATATTTTTTCTTTAGGTTTTCCTTTTTGTTGTTCCATTGCATTTTTAAACATTTTAGATAATTGTTTATCATCTGGTACAGTTTCTTTTAAAACCTCAGTTGCGTGCATATAACCTTGTTTGTATGCCCATATTAGTAATTGTATTATTTCACTATATTCTTTTTCTTTAGTTTTCATATTTGATATATTTTTTTAATTTATTACACATTATTTTTCTTGCTTTATGTAAATTTGATTTAGAAGTTCCTTCACTTATTCCTAATTTTTCAGATATTTCTCTATGTGTATATTCTTCCATTATGTATAAATTAAATACATTTCTATATCCAGCTGACATTGATTGTAGTTCATTCATTATAATAGTTGGTGATATATCTTCATATTTCATAAGTATAGATTCATCTATTTCTTCATTGGGTTTATCGTAAAGTATTTCATTTGAATAAGGAACGTCTCGCATTCTTTTTTTATTTAATCTAAAATTATCAATAGCAGTGTTTACAACTATTCGTTTAACCCAGCCTTCAAATGATCCGTTATGTTTAAATTTATGAATATTTTTAAATACTTTAATAAAGGAATCTTGCATTAAATCTAATGCATCATCTTTGCAATTAGAATATCTCATGCTTATTGGCATTATCCTAGGATATAATTTTTCATATATTTCCTTTTGCGAATTTCTATTATTCTTACAACATTTACGAATTGTTTTCTTTGAAATATCTATCATTTTAATCATTATTTAATAATTTATGTTTTCTCGGGGTTGAGTCTTTTCCAAACCAAGCGTGTAAACTTTCTTTTGCATTAATATCGGTTGTTAGTTTAATGACCATTGGATTTTCTATTATTTCTTTATATTCTAAATCCTCTAGTGATGCAAGTCCCTTTTTATACTCAACATTCCATGTTTTAATGATAGAAGTATTTTTATTTACCCATACATCAAACTCTAACTGAGTATAAAATTTAATTACCTTATTTCCTTTTTTAGCAACAACAATTGGTGTAAGTACTTTATAGATTATTCCATTTTCAAATAGTTCTGGCCAATATTTACTAAAGAAATTAATTAATAATGAAGCTATTGAGTCTCCATCGGGATCGGCATCGGTATATATGTATATTTTTCCATATCTTAATCCCCTAGGTTCTTCTCCTAGTTTTAAACCTATAGATGCCATTAGATTCTTTACCTCTTCGTTTTGAATAACCTTTGAATTAGCAAGCTCACTTACATTTAAGAATTTTCCTTTTAATGGAAAGGCTCCTATCATTTGAGAATCTCTAAATTTTCTAACTGCTGATAAAGCAGATAATCCCTCGTATATACCAAGTATACACTCTGATCTATTTCCTTTTTTCTTAGCGTCTATTAATTTTAAAACCTTAGAACTACTTAGGTTTTTATTTAGTTTTCTAAGCTCAGCTCTTTCATTTGCTAATTGTTTTTTATCTATCCAATCTAATAATGATTCTATTATTTCAGATGAAAACACATGTTTAGCTATTTTAGTAGACACTTCATGAGATGTTAAGAAATCTCTAGATTCAGTTATTAATTTTTCTTTAGTTTGAGAATTGAATAATGAATTAATTATAGTAGAATCTATATACACACATAAATGATTTTTTATTTCACTGGGTCTTGCGTCGACTTTGTGTTTTTTCTTAATCATTTGTCTAAGATGATTTATTAATTGATTTGTAATATATTCTACATGTGTTCCACCATCTTTAGTATTTACTGTATTTACAAAACTTACATTTTTATATCCTTCATTAGAATATGAAAATGCTATTTTCCAATCTTTGGATTCTTCATAAAAGAAATCACCAGTATATAAAGAAACATAATCTTTAAATGAAGAATATTTTATTCTATCCTTAGTTAATTTACCATTTTGTATAATATTAAATATTAATGTTAGTTTAGTATTACATGCAACGGCATCTATGCATCGTTTATAAATTATTTTCAAACTAATATCATCTATTTTTGTCATTCCAAATCTTTCTAAATCTGGAATATATGATATTTCAGTAAATCCTCTTTTAGCATTAGAAATATGTGGTTTATTTCTTTTATGCATATTTTTACTAAACATTTGTGTAAATTTAGTTTTATTATCGCATGTAGATACTATAAATCTTTTGCTGAATATGTTGGTTAGAGTGGAACCAACACCATTTGTTCCAGCTACTATTCTTTCTTCGTCATCATTAAAATTAGATCCAGCCTTTAAATTTGAAAATATCATTTCTGGAATCCATTCCTTATGTATAGGATGTTTTTTAACTGGAATTCCACCGTTATCCCATATTATAATTTCACTATTGTCTATGTCTATAGTTACTCGTATTTCATTTAACTTTTTATTTCTTCTATGCTCGTCTATTGAATTAGATATTATCTCATCAAATAATTTTAAAAAACCAGGATTATATGTTACTTTTTCATATGATATACTTTCTCCATTATATAAATGTTGCATCCCAGTATGTGGCTTAATAGAACCAATATACATAGAGGGTCGATGTAAAACGTGTTCAATATCCGTTAATTTCCTATATTTATGTTCTATGTTATTATTAGTCATATTTTTTTTTACTAAATATTTTGTACTGGTTTTTATAATTTTTTATTAATATACCAAATAAATAATAAAAATATAATTTTAATATCTATAAAAATATTAAGAATATTTTAGATAAATAAAAAAAAACATAAGTACAAATGGGAAACGTTGTAATGAATCATGCTCAATTTATGTCAGCTTGCGCAACAGCTGATAAGAAATATAGAGGGAAGGCCAATACATCTCAAAATGATAAGGGTGGAACTAAAGTGAAACAAGACTTATCTAAAATAGATGGAAAAGGAACTCCTACTATTCAAAGATATACTAAGGAGTATTTAACTAAAGTTAAGAATAAAAACGTAGTTAAAAAATAATAATTTCTTTATGAGAAATAGGGCTCTATCATTTAGTGAATTTGCTATTCTTGAAAAAAAGGGTGCTCTTAAAAAATTAGTAGGAAAAGATCCAGATGAGGATCTTACAACTAATGATGCTAAGAAGCTTGGTAAGAAAATAGCAAAAATGGATGGAACGGATAAGAGAAAATACGTAGGTATTATTAATTTCCTGGGTGCATCATGTGACATATATAATGAACTATGGAAAAACTATACTAAAACTAGAGATAGTTTAGCAAAATAAATGTTCTACGTATGAAAATATACGAATATGAAGAGGTAAGTGCAAAAGATGGTGGTATACTTTTTCAAACAATATTAAGTCATAATTTAAATTTTAATATCGTTAATGGTAACATAAAATTTGAACAATATAAAGTCGATACAACATTACACGAATTAGATGTATTTCCTGATTTAAATTTTACCAAAGCGAGTGCTACATCAACCTATTATATATTAAGTGAAGCTGTTATTCTAAAACAGAAACTAGACTTATTGACTGAATACTTAAAAAAACAATTGGTTAGAGATTATGAACAAGATTTACTAAGTTCAACTAATAATAATATTAATAATTTAACTGATACAATAATTAATTCATCCACTAGTAAATATTTCGAAGGTACAAATTTTAAAGTTAATATAGGAACAAAAAGACTAGTTTTTAGAGGAGTTGCTTCTTCTTTAGATAGCGGAATAGCTAAAGTAGTGTTAAAGGCATCAACCCACATGGTAGATACTTTAGAAAATCAAACTATAGACAATTGGAAAAATGTTAATTTAAGTGTCTCTGGAAATGGAGCAAATTTACAAATAAACGATTCCAATGGAATATCTAATATAAAAGAATATGATAGAGTAGATGGTAGAATGGAAAATTCACTAATTGAATTGCTTCTTCCATCAATAATCATAAGTTTAAAAGGAGACTCAGTAGAAACATCTAAAATATGGTCGGGTGATGAAGAATCGCTAAATAACTTATTAAGTAAACATATAGATAAAATTACAAAAACCAAGGGAATAAATCAAGATACTATTGAAATGAAAAAAAAGCTTGATTAAAAAAGAATAAATAAAATAAAATAATTACAATACAATGGCAGGTTTACCACATTTTGACAATTCTAGAGCGGCTACTGAATATTACGAACCATTATTCTTAAATCAGTTTGAGGTTATAATTACACCGCCATCTACTATAACTAATAATGTAGATTTATTAGTAGAACACGTAAAGAAACTCTCAGGTCTCCCTGAATTAACTGGAGTTACACGAGTAGATCAATTTTATAAGTTTGCAAAACGTACATATGCTACTGGAAAACCAAAAGAAACAACGGCATTATTAGATATAGATTTTGAAGTTAACTTAAATGAAGAGAATGACATGTATATATACAATATAATGAGAGCATGGGGAGATTTAACATTTGATCCACTAAATGGAAGACAGGGTTTAAAAAAGGATTATGTAGGTCAGATATATGTTGCGATCTTTAATAAAGCACAAGATATCTATAGAGAATTTAGATTTACACCAGCCTATTTAACAGAAACAATAAGTCCTATGGATATGGACTATTCATCCGATGGAATTTATATATTGAAAGCTAAATTCCAATGTGATGCATTTAAAGAAACGCGAATAGGAGCAATAACAGTATAAAATAATTAATATAAACAAATGGATTTATTTGATGTACATAGAAGAGATGTTTTAAATTTCGATAGTTATATGGATTTAAAAAACCCAGGTTTCGGAGGAGATGCATCATTAGTATATGATAGAGATGCTAAAGGTAAAAAGAATAAAATTGCACAGTCTGAAAACAAATTAAAAGATTATAGAAGAGTGGTTGAAAGAGACCCTCTATTTAAAAGTCAACACTATGATTCTACATATAAAGCAATGACAAACGATCTTGTATATAAACAAGAGGGGAAAAAACCAACTACTTATGCTGATCCATATCTAACTGGTATACCAATAGTTGAAGTTGGAGAATATGAAGTTGACGAAAGTGTAAAAACTAGTTTTGAAAGTTTTATAAACGAGGACATTAAACTAACTGGATCTATTAAAACGGTCGTTGAATTAAATAATAATGTTAAAAAGTCACTTGATAACGATGCTAATAAATTAGCTAAACTAAAGAAAGAAAGAAATAGTTTGCTAACAGAAGGTAGGTGTACAAGCTTTAATCAATTTAATAGCGTATCAGAACATTGGTATGATGAATATGAAACAGAAGTGTTAGATCCTGAACCGGAAGTAGCTGAACCGGAAGTAGACACAGAAATAGATACAGATGAAGGTCCAGAAAATCCTCCAAGAAGGAGAAACAATCCTAATCCTAAGAATAGGAAAGGATATACAGATGAATATAGAGATTTATCAATAGAAAATGCAGTTGAAGATTTAATGAAGTATATGAATATATCTAAAGAAGATGCTTCTAAGATATTAGCAGTTGACGCTATTAATAGTTTAGACAATGATTTTGATGTAGAACCAACAGAAACAGAAACAGAAATAATGAAACCAGATATAGAAATAGATACTATAGAAGGTCCAGAAAATCCTCCAAGAAGGAGAAATAATCCAAATCCTAAGAATAGGAAAAGTAAATTTTCAAGAAAGTCAAATGATTTATCTAGTTTAGGAGATTTACTTAGCTTTGGAGAAGGACCCGATGGAGAATCGTGCTACGGCGAAGGTCCAAGTTGCTAAATAAAAGTTATTTTCTTAGTTTTAAATAAAGATTTTTCAAAATCTTCCTTTGGATCTATTATGTAATAATTAAATCCAATAATAGGATATTCCACCTTTAAAAATTCAAGAGTATTGTGAATACCAGAAGTAGTTATATTAGAATTTAAGAATATTATTCTATTATACTTTTCATTTTTTATATTAATAGCTTTATCCATTAATTTTTTTATTTCGTAATTCAATAAGAATGCTTGCACTGGATTAGGAACTAAGAATTTTATTCCAAATTTATCCTTTATTATTTTATTTACATTTAACATGTAATCTTCTTTTTGTTTCTTATTAAATTTTTTTATAAAAAACTTAAACTCCTTTATAAAAACTATATCTAAATATCTTTCTTTTTTCATGTATCTAATACCACTTTATTTTTTTCTAGAATTTTTATAAAATTAAATAAACTATCATATTCATAAAATCTAATCTGAGGAGTGGTATCAAAAAACTCTACATACCATTTGCCATTTACTATTTCGTCATCTGCCGGTGTTATTAAATGTATACCCTCAACTACGTCCATTGTGTAATAATAAAAACTGGCGTCTCCACTATCCTCAGCTGAAATATTTTGCTTTTTAAATCCTAGCTTTTTCAATTCTCTTTGATTCATATTTCATTTATTTTTATTATTTCTATATTAGATGATTTTAATATTTTTATACCGTCCAGATCTCTATATTCTTCAATATATATTATTTTTTTTATTCCAGATTGTATTATTAATTTACAACAGTCTTTACACGGAGACAGTGTTAAATATAAAGTTGATCCGCTAATATCTTGAGTAGATCTAGCCGTTTTAAGTATAGCATTTGCTTCTGCATGTAATACGTACCAATGCGTATCACCATTTACATCTTCACAATCATTTGGAAAACCCGTGGGTGTACCATTGTATCCATCAGATATTATAGTGTTACCCTTTACAACTAATGCTCCTACCTTTTTTCTTTTACTTTTTGAAAGAGATGACCATACTTTAGCCATTCGTAAATAGGTTTTATGATATTCTAAGTCTTTATTTGTCATTTTTCATTGTAATCATTACTACTATTACCATTTGTAATACTATAAAATACATACCTAATAGTTCTATAAATTTTAATTCTAATATATCCCTTAGCATAAGATAATACGTTGCATAACCTATACCACATGCGACCGTCCAAAACAATACCATTCCAAGTATATTTTTAAGCACATATTTAATTTTATTTTTCATATGCTAATTTTTTTTTATTAGAAGTAATATTTTCATATATCCATAATATTAAATCATCAGGATGCGTCTGAAGGAGATCAAAACAGTCGCCTCGTTTAAAATCAGACATTAATTCAAGTTTTTTTAATATATTCAATGGGGATCCAGTATAATCTATTAAGTCCTCTGATAAAATTGGCATTGCCCTATTTTCAAAAGAATAATGTAACATGTCTAGAGCTTTTTCAAAATCTTTTTCGTAAATATGCATAGAATCAACTACATGTGAATACATACCTAATTCAAGATTTGGATATGTGGTTTGTCTTAGATGACTTAGCATTTGTTGTTGTAATACTGTAAAAAATGCGATATCGGTTGGCATTCCTAGTATTACATCATTACTTCTCATCTTAACTGACATTCTAAGCTTATTATTTCTTATTAAGAAACTAGCATACATTGTACATACAAAATCTTTATTGCCATTCCACTGATGAGACGGTTTATTAAAATGCATGACTGCTTGTCTAGAATTTCTATCGTTTTGTAATGATTTTAGTGCCCATGTGTATTCGTTATAGCAATGTTCATTTTCTTCTCTAAAAATAAGATTTCCATACGCTGAATTGACTGTTCCATCGCTATTTTGTATAGTTTTCCAAAATTTAGCATATTTGCTTATGAATTCTGCATCATTTCTTCCTAAAAAGTACCAAATGAACTCTGCAGCGATATATTTCTTCTGAGATGACCTAATTTCATTAAAATATAGGCAATTCAATGGATTTTCTATTTCTATACACACATCTATCATTTCTTTAGTAGAATTAGACCTAGGAGAACTTTTTCTACCCTCTGGACCCATTAATTCTGCTAAAAGTTCTCTATATGCTTCAGCAAACGTATTTTTTGAATATATTTTCATATTATATTATACAATTAATTAGTAATTGGTTTTATTTGTGTTCAGAAGCTGTTTTTATAGTTATTTCCGAAAAGAAATTGTTTTTTTCTATACTTATTTTTTTATTAAATAATTCCTCAGGTAGTGGATCATGTGATATTACAAAAACAGTTAACTTATGTTGTTTTGAAAAATCCTTAAGTATTTCTATAGTCTGATATATGCTTTCTCTATCTAAAGAACTAAATATTTCATCTAAAAATAGTACATTTACTTGATGATTCTTCATTTTTATTAATTCTAACATTGCCAATAGGACTATTAGATTCATTTTCTTTTGTTCACCAGTGGAAAGACTATCTGGTGATATTTCTTCGCCCATATGTGAAATAATCGGATTAAATAGACTATCGAATTCAAAACTAAATTTGAACTCTAGTTTTTTACTTATTACTAAGATCTTTGTATTCAATACGGGTATTATTTTATCCATTAGCGATTGCTTAATACCGCTATCAGATACTATTTCTAACATATCTACTAAAATCTGTTGTTTTTTTGTTATATTAAGAAGTTTTTCATTAGAATCTTTAATTTTTAACTTTATATCTGATATAATATCTTCTAAAGTACTAGTTTGAGTATTAGAATTGTTATTTTCCAATGTTTCTATTGAATTTTTTAAAGAAATAGTTTCTAAATATAATTCAGACTCCTCCTTTGTAATAGAATCTAATAACCGCCTATATTTTTTTTCATTATCTGATAAATTAAGTATCTCCTTTTCAAAAAGAGGTTTCTTATTTTCAAATAGCGTCTTTTTTGAAAATATAGCATCTTTTATTCTTATATGATCATCGTCTATTAAATTACTTAAACAATGGGGACATTTATTTAATGCATAAATATCTAATTTTTTCTGTATTTCAATTAGAGCGCTTGAATTTTTACTATATTCTAATATTTTATCAGAATGTTTCTTTTTTATTTTATTTAGCTCTAAGTATGTTTTACTTTCTTTATTTTTTACATCTACTATAAGTTTATTTTTAGTAGATATTAATTTTTTCTTATCAATAATTTCTTTATCTTTCTTAATATTAATATCGGTTTTTAAAATAGATAAATGAGATTTTGATTTTTCAAGAGTATCTGTATTGGTATCAATATCTGATTTTAATACACCAATGCTAATATTGTTTTCTTTAGAATCTTCCTTTACTACATTTGATATATCAGTTAATATATCTGTTCCAAATATCTTATCAATTATCTTCCTTTTATCAGTTGGAGTTAATTTTATAAAGGATTTAAAATCTTCAAATGATAAACTTATTGTATTTGAAAAAACTGAAAATGGAAATTGAATTAATTCTTCTTCTAAAAAAGAGTCTATTTTTCGTTTATCTGGTAAATTATGAGATTCTCCATTTATTGTTAGATTAGTAAAATTTGGATCAATGCCCCTTTCTATTTTAATAACGTCTCCCGATGGTGAAATAAATTCATTGATGGTATATGCGTTTTTATTTCTTCTATTAGGTATGTCCTTTGTTTTCCTTACTGCTGATTTTCCATACATTGATATCGTAAGGGCTTCCTTTATTGAAGATTTCCCACTTCCATTTTTACCTTCTATTAATATTAGCTCTGGTTCATCAGAAAGTACCAACTCCTGTAACTTATTTCCATACGAACATATATTTCTCCAACCAAACTTTAATAATTTCATAGTGCCTTTATAAATATGTAATTAGATTATTATTCATAATCTTTTTCTTTGTTTTTTACTTTGTCATGTAACTTTTTAAAATATAATTCCATTGCATCATTTATATTCTTTGAATATTTTCGTTCTTTTAAACACTCTATAAATATTTCATATATATCATAATCTTTTATTTCCTCAGACATGTTATCATTGTTCTTAGAGGTTTCTATATTAGAAGTATTATATGTAAAAAATTCAATACGCTTATGATTATATGAATTTATCATTTCCATAAATCTAGTTATCGGAAAAGCCGCAGCTTTATCGATGGGCATCATTATATCTATATAATTATTATTAAAGATTTCCTTTATTTCACTTATCCTTTTATCTAATAATTCAAATGCATTTATTTTTATATGTTTTGGGGAAAAATTATTTTCTGTAAAAATTTCTTTTATACTGGAATCTTTTGTATTATTAGAAGTAATTAAAGTATAAAAACCCTTAACGTTTCCCCTATCGCCTCTATCTAATTCATAAGGTGTTCCAGTGTATAATACATTTCCACTCTCTTGATGTATATGGATGTGACCAGAGTATACTCGTTTAAAGTTTTTTAATAGATTTATATCTAATCCACTATTAAGTTTTACCCATTTATTTAATTTAAAGTTTTTTATATCAGCATGACATATTATATAGTCTGCTTTGCCTATATACGAAGAAACCGTTTTTGTTATTTTTTCTTCATTTTCTATCCAAGGTAACATTAAGAAAGTATTAATTTCATTTATAGTTAGTACTTCTGGTTTTTCAAAGACATGTACATTTGGAAATATTTTTTCTATTCCTTTTAATGAGTGTATATTATTGTTATCTTTATAGTATACATCATGATTTCCTAATATTATATAAATTCCCCTTTCGAATTTTTTAGAAAGAGCTTCAAATATTTTTAATGAATCACTCCATATTCTATTATTAGTTTGTTCTCTATTATGAAACCAGTCGCCCTCCTGTATTAAAATATCTGTCTTTGGATTAAAGCCCAATTCATCTACTTTATTACAAAAATAATCTATTAAAAATTGTGTCTGTGAATTTGCCCACTCTATGGAATTATTTCTTATTCCTAAGTGAAGATCACCCAATAAAAATATTTTATTGATGTTATCTAATTTCATACTAGGAATTTTGGGGAGAAAGCTTGTCTACATTAATTACTTTTAAAATATGTTTCATTTTATTATATGCAACGAGTGCTTCTTCAGCATCAACATATGCAATGGTTTCTGAACCTACTAAAAATTCTATTAATATTGTCAAGCTACTTGGGTCCGTGTATTTTATGGATCTTACCCTTTCAAAATTTATACATATTTTGCCCGCATCGCCTGTATCAAATTCAAACCATTTTAAATTTATATTATATTGTGCATCTTTTATCTCTTGCATTTTTACGTTATTATTTTTATTTCATTTTCTATTTTATCTTCTAAATACATTTTAAAATAGTTTATTATTTTTATTCATTCTCCAATCTAAGAATTTATATTTTTTATTTAACTCAGATAAAAGAAGTTCCTTATGTGAGTAGTCTAAGAAATCAAATATTTTTTTGTATTCCATAGCTGTTATACTAGATATTGCTTCTAATATGTATATTGAACTTGAAAACTTTTCAAATTCTCTTTCTGAATCTAGAATAATTCTAACTTTTTCAAAAAGAAAATTTATTTCTTCTTTATTAAATTTATTTCTAGTTCCATCCTTTTCTTTAATTAATTCGTTTAACTCATCGCTTTTTTTAATTGCTTCAAATATGTGTTCTAAAAATATTTTATATTCTACGTTTTCTTCATAATTATATAAATCACCTAGATAACTTTTGGAATATGATGGGTCGACGCGTATCGATGTGGAATATTGATAACTATCGGGATCTTTTAAACCCTCACCTTGATTATATCTATTATTAAATATTTTATCTTCCCTTTTCTCTAATTTTTTTATTTTCTCTTTTTTTGTAAGTTTTTCATTTTTCCTTTTCATTTCATATAATGATATTTTTTATATTTGGCCCAATAAATCACTATAGTCATCCGTTGTCATAACATTAATCGAATTGTTCTTTGATTCTATTTCACCATTACTCTCAGCAATATCGTTAGAATTAGATATTGTTTTATACGAATCTCTTAGATCGTTTTCCATTCTGTTTATATCGCCATCTTCGCTATAATATTCACTATTGTCACCATTTGATTCATCTAATCTCATATAGTCCTTTTTCATATCGAAATATTTATAACTTTCTTCGTATCCATTATCTCTATTGGCAATTAATTTTATTTTCATTTTTTGTTCTAGTGGACCTCTCATTAATCCATAAAATCCATCTACTGTGTGTATTATACCGAAAGATTCAGCAACTGAGTCCATACCTAAATCAAAGTCATCAATTGCGTCTCTTTTTATTTGCGTTGCTGTTATAACGCACCATTCATTTCTTACGGCAACACCTCTTAATTCCTCAGATATGACTTTAATCTTTTCATATAATCCACCCTGTTCTCTAATAGGTCTCATTAAATTTATATAGTCTACAATAATGACTTTGAATTTTTTACCCATTTCTTTTTCTTGTCGTATAAAATAATTTTCAACATCAATTGCAGTTGCGCTACCAGTTGCGAATTCCTTTACTAGTAATTCTCCATAGTTGCTACCTGATTTTTCTAATTCATTTAATTTTTCTTTTACCATTCCCAACGCTTTTTCTTCAGTAAAAGAATCATATAGTTTTGTTTCTATTCCCAATATATTAGAACCCAATCTTTTCATGTATTTACCCTCGGATAATTCAACAGTTACAACTCCAGTATTTACACCAGATAAAAATGATCTAGTTGCTATATTTCCAAGTACTATTGATTTACCAACTTTGGGTCTACCCTGAAAGACAATTAAAGTTTTAGGATTCCATCCGCCGCCTTGTGTTATATCAAAAAATTTAAAGCCTGTTGGCTGTCCTTCTTTTGAAACTTGTATGTGATGGGTTGGATTTAAAAAATTTAAACCGTTTTTTCCACGTTCAAAATTGATTACTAATTTATCATTCATTTTATTTCTAACTCCCTCTATAACCTGTTCTATGTTTTCTGGATTTATATTTGTAGTTTTTAGAGTGGTTAACATATCTATTAATAAAATATTAAATCCTCTTAATAAAACAAATGCTTTTACATATTTATATAAAAAACTATAATTATGTTCAGATAAATTATAATTATAAATTTCATTAAAGACTAAGTCATCGATTTCTTGATTTTTTATTCCCATGAATATCTTTAATTCTTTCTTATTTGGTATTTTACCATGATCTTTATAAAAAATAGATGCATATCTCCATGTGTTTTCTAAATCTTCATTATTGAAATACTTAGATTTTATTTTAACTAGTAATTCTTTTTTATCTAAATATTCATCACTATTTGATGGCTTTAATAGTTCCTCATCGGCATTTGGATTTAATACAAAGTTCCATACCATTTTCTCTAAAAGCTCGATGTTTTCAATAAAATCTATCATTAGTAAGTATTATTTAGTGTGTAAAATTTTTCCATTCCTTTTCTTGTTATGTGAAAATATTTAGATTTAACGTTAATATATTCATTTGTAATAAGACTTTTAATATTTGAAATTATATTGTTTTTAAAAGACTCATCATTGAAGTTATCACTAAATATGTATTTTAATGTTTTAGTTGAAAATTTTAAATTATTATACGATATATCTTTATTTTTTCCATCTATATTATTAAAGATTATATAGTTTATTATTTCAAATAACACCGTATTTTCATCTAAATCACAACTAAGATGCATATTTAAATAATATTTTAATTTTAAATCGTCTTTTAATTTAAGCATCATCATCTGGATTTTCAATTGACGCATTTAATTCTTCGAATTCATCTTTTAAAACTTCGGATAATGAACTATATTTAAACTTGGGTTTTATTACATTCTCATCTAATTCGTCTATTACTTTATCTGTAAATACTTTATCCGTAAATATTTCTCTCCAGGGTATAGCTTCACCAGTCCATTTATTAATATAGTTACGAGCTGCCTTCTTAGGTTGAAAATATACTTTCTTTCCATCTTTGTCAAATGATCTACAATCTTTTTTATCTGAATCAGATAACTTGCTATATTCTTTTTCTGAAATTATAGATCCTCTACCCACTCCACATGCATCCCAGCTTATATAATCCTGAAGTCCAACGTATGGATTCATACCTTTATGAAAACCAATATGAAACTCTATTTTCTCAGGCTTAGCTAAACGATTTTTCTCAGTGTTACTCCTAACTACAACTCCAGTTTTCTTTTTATCATCGGTTTCGTCATCTTTAAGATGACCCTTAGATAACATCATGACAACAGATGCTGCGTATAACGGACCTCCGCCTCCACTCATTGTTTTACCAGCATACTTATCTTGACCATCGTATGTATGAGCGGTGAATATTAAAGGTATTTTTAAATTAGATAAGTCTAGAGTAAATGTCTTAAACATTGCTCTAAGTTCCTTAGCCCTAAGTCCCATATCTTGGGCATTATGTCCTTTTTCAACATCTGATACTTCTTTATCAGTTAATAGATGAGTTAACGAATCTACTACAACTATCATTTTCATTTCCGGAGACTCTTCTGCTAATTTTATAATATCATTTATATAGAATTTTACTTCTGATATTACGCCCATTCTTTTATAATTTAACATATCCATATTTATACCAAAGCTTTTAAAGTCTGTTGAATCTAAAGCTCCTTCGGTATCTATATAAAATGCAGCATATCCTTGTTTTTGAGCATTGTGTATAGCATTCATTGCTAAAAACGTTTTACCGGTTCCAGAATCACCAGATACACCTAAACTTCTAGCATTTGGATAACCTCCTCTTAGAAAACCCGACATCTGAGCATTTAATAAATAATTACCCGTATGAATATATTCATCTACATCTGAAAAGCCTCTAAGCTTAACTCTACCTTTTACTGTTTTTTCTAATTTGTCGTTGAATTTACTAAATGCAGATAGCATTTGAGAAGTTGTCTTAGCCATGTTATTTTCTTTTTAATTTTGTACTAAAATGAAACAAACGGTTTTAAGAAATATAAGATATAAGAAGCATGCAACTTGATAAAACTAGTGAATCTGAACACTCTCCCTTTATTGCTCTTGAAAATTTCATTTTTTCAATGCTATAGGTCTTTCCATTTATTTCAGATTCTGGCATATCTAACTTAAAACCCTCTGGGGATTTTATATAGTCATTTAAACATAATCCGTAGCAACTGTATGTTTTAGAAAATGGAACATTATGATTTATCTTACCTAAATAATAACATGAATCTACGTTTACATTTTTTATAGCTAAATCCTTATTTATACATCTTTTAAATGTATCAAATGAATCATCATCGATATTATGGTTTACATCTTCAATTAGACACGATAAACATGTGCCATCATTAATATAATCCATTTGTTTTAATAGGTATAAATTAATTATTTTACCGCTTTCGTTTAAATCAAACATTAGAACACATATGGAATCAGATTTATCTTTACTTCTTTGTATATTTAAATCACCTACGCTTATTGAATGTAACTCAAAATTATCATCATTATATAAGTTAGATTTATTATATTCTACGTTATCCATTTTATTTTATCTCTGTAACGGTTACAACCGTCTTTTTTTCTTTAGATGAAGTTTTTTTATTAATAGGTACTAAATTAGTTTTTAAAGATTCTCCAACTATATTCTTATTTATCTTGGAATATACGTATTCAGATAAATCTTTTAAAAATTTATCTTTATTATCTGCATTTTCATACATTAACTTCAATAGCTTTTTATTAGGTAACTTTAATTTAACAGATATGCTTAAACTCGTTTCATCTGCATTGAACATACTAAACATATTAGATACGGGAGCAACTTTTTCCTTGGGTTCGGCTTGTCTAGATGAAATTCCTATATTAGGAGAAGGGGGTGGAGTATTTGGAGTTTCAAACTCCCTAAGATTATCTGGCATTTTAATTGGTCCATCCCCAGTGGGTCCTTGTGTAGGATTAGATATAGGGATGGTGGGTCTAGCTATACCTTGAACCTCTGCTTTAGATAATGGTTGCATTCCCTCGCTTATCATCATTAAATTTCTATTTAATTTATCAGCATCTATGCTAGAACCGTCATTAAAATACGCTACAAATCCACGTCCTTTTGGTTCAATATCTTTACATTTAACAATCTTACCTAGAAGACTAGTGTCTGGTGTTTTTATCCATTGAAAAGTCTGGCCAGTAAAATTTTCTTTTAAACTTATTAATCGTTCAGTATCCATTTTCTTTTTATTTTTTTTAAAGTATCTTTTTATGTTATTTAGTATTTTCATTTACTATACAATATATAATTTTATCTATATCAAAATAAGTACAACTAGTGTTTTCCTTACTTAGATTAAAAGTGGGTATATTTTCACCTTCTATTTTTATAGTATATGTTTTCATAATACCTTCATTTTGTTTTTTGTTTCCACTCTTTTATTATATAATCTATTTAAAATAGAACGAGTAACTGAATCTCTTTTACTTGAGAAAAAGGTTTCATTTTTTGTCGGTATCTCAGTTCCATCTAATTTAATATTGCCTTTTCCTAGATATGAATCTGGTGAAATATTAAATTGCATTTGTACATTAGGATACATCGAAGCGAAATCATAGCATGCTACATATTTATAATGACCCGGAACGGGTGGCATTACATATGCTCCTATATATGTACCAGATTTATTTGCGTTTTCTGGTTTACCATCCTTTGCCATTTTTAAACCATTTGATAAAAATTCTCTACATATTAATGTTTCTGTTATATGAACAGGATTAAACACCTTATTAACTTCTATATTAGCCACCTTTGATAAACTGAGAGCTACATCTAGTAATCCATGTTTATCATCTAACATTTTAACGATTAATACATCGATTATATTATATTTAGTAAACTCAGCTACAAATTTTTGAGCTTCTCTCATAGACGAATGTTTATTTTTAAGTTTAGTAACGCCCAATGATAGATTTGCGAAATAATCTAATGTATAATTTTCAATTACTTTATATGGTTTCATTTGCATAACCATATCCATATAATCTAAAACTGCAGAGTGTATTGGAATTTTATTATGTTTAGATACAATTTTTTCACATTGAAGATTTTTAAATGCATTAACTTTTATATTTTTACATCTATTCATTAAATATACCCAATCAAAATTAATTACATTCCAACCAGTTATTAATGGTGTCTTTGGTAAAACTTTATGAAAAAAACACTCCATCATCTCTTTTTCTGTGTTAAAATAAAGATAATTAATATTAAACGTTTGAGTTAATATACTCGCATCCTTTTCATTTTTTACAGATTTAAAATATTCATGAATCTGTTTAGTAATTTCCTCCTCTTGATGTTTAGATAAAAATGTACCGTTTTCTGGATCTTTCATTGTACTTAATACATAACAATCATTTTTACTATTACAAAATGTTATAAGGTTGACGGGCATTGCAGCTTTGTCTGGTTCAGGAAAATCATCACTTAATAATTCTATCTCAATATCTAAAAATGTTTTAATTGGAACATGATCAGAATTATAAATTTTATTATATTCTTCTTTTGATAATTTAGTTTCAATTAATTCACATACCCTTTCTTTAGATAGCCACTTACCAGAACACTTTGTTCTTTGTATGAATCTACCATCCCAATTTTTATCGGCAGTTGCTCTCTGAGAAATTGTCCAATTAAATAATTCAGATTTATGTATCTTTTTCTTTAAATAAGATATTTTACCCTCCTTATTATAATACGAAATTAAAAGAGAATTGTGTTTTTCATTATATTCACATCCAACAATCATTAAATATTAGGTTTAAATATTTCATTTATATTATTACAATTTGCACATGCTATAATTGGCATTGGAGCTATACTGTCTTGTGTAGATCCAGTTAGAAATTTTGATACTTTTTTTATTATCATTTTTTCTTCAAAAACCTCACATTGACATTTTTCACATTTAACATCTTCTGCTTCTTTTAACATTTCTGCAGTAACTCCACTTTGTGGAGAAGCAGGCTTTCCATTATTTTTATCGTCTACTATATTCATATTCTTTTTATTTTTTTAACATTTTATTTTGGTTTCTTTTCCACTTCCAAGCAACAACACCTATGGCAAAAATTATGATACCAATAACAATAAAAACATATTTAATATCTTCCATATTTTAATAACCTCTTTTTTGCCTATTATGATTTTCTTCATTTTTAGCAATATATAAGTTCACTATGTCTTTACTAGTCATTCCTATTGATATAGCAAAATTCATATAAAAATGAAGCCCATCTATCCATTCATAAAATAATTCAAGTCTATCAGATTCTGATAAATCGGATATTTTCATGGATTTCGCTTTTATATTATCTTTTTTCCAATATTTCCATGCTGCAGAACCTATTCCTTCATTTATTCCACCAAGTGCATCAAACATTTCGTTGAGTTCGTCGCTCATTGCATGCTTGTTTGCTAACCAAAAATCAGATATTTGTTTTAAATTCCAATCTTTAAAATCGAATCCTAGTTTCTTTTGTAATTCAATTTGTTTATTATATATTAATCCTAGAGAATCGCTTGAATCAATATGATGATCTTTAACCTCTAAGTCTGCACATTTATTATCACTATTTGCCATGCTATTTATTTGTTTATTTTTATATATTATTCTACTGATTATTTGCAAAAGGTTTATTTTTTTGTGTTTTTAGTTTTATTAGTAACATTGGGGGATAAATAATTAAAAATATAGTATCAGAAATGGCCGAACAAGTATTAAATCTAAATAATTTTAAATCATCTGGCGTATATACAGTAGAAATAGACCAAAGTCAAGGTTTATCCCTACCCTTAACAACAGGTAGATTGATAATAGGATCAAGCAGAAAAGGTCCTTTTAATACAATAGTATTAATAAATGATCTTAGAACAATGGTTGCAGTTTATGGAGAAAAGGATACACAATTAGAAAAACAAGGTAGTTATTTCCATAGAACAATAGAAGTAGCATTAAGAGAAGGACCAATTTTTGCTATGAATGTGCTTCCATTAGACACAGATACCGATGTGGTAGCAAATGAAGATCAAGCAGTATTTACAACGTTTAACACAGAGGCGTCCTCAACAAACGAAGATAATGAACCATATAAATATCCAATGGTAGAATTCTTCAATAGAAGGAAACTTTGGTTTGCCGATGATGAAAGTTTAAATAGATCTAAAAATTTAGCACTTGGAGACGATTATATATTAAACCCTAGCTCATTTGGAAACGCAACGATAGCATCTAATAAAATATTAAGTTTTTGCAATACGGGTAAATTAAATATGACAACATGGGTTAGAAAAGCAGGTGTTACTGGATTTGACGTAACTGCTAGAGAATGGTACGCAAGCTTTGGAGAAGGAATTGATTTTCCAAATTTTGTAAGTCCTGATGATTTTATATCTGATTATTTCGTAGAAGTTATAATGGTAGAAGGAGATTGGTCTAATAATCTAAGATTATCTAAAGATCCTGTATTCAGTCAATTTTTTGATGAAAGTGGATTAAAGACAGATGAAGTATCAGCATTTGTAGCACTACAAGAAGTAAAAGCTATTGCTAGAGTAACTGGATGCTTAATACCAGACTTTACAGATCAAAGTGGAACTAACGCATCACTTGACACAATAGTAAATAGATTATTTGCTACTACCGGTCTATTATGTGCATTAGATAGAGATAAATTAGATCTAATAGATTTAGAAGACACCACCTTCAATGATATAAGCATGGGAACGCATAGAGTAGATATAGTTGGATATGGATATGACGAATTAAATGGAGATGATCAATATACAATAGATACTGGGGGTGTTGAACCCGATGGTGTAACAGTTGCTGATCCAACACCATTAATAGATACACTAAGTTATAGTAGAGCCGCTGATTCTGAATTAGTATATAAAATAGATTTAACACTAGCCGAAAATGATTTTTCTGGAGTTGGAGTAGATGATATAGTAGAATGGACAGCTGGCGCAGGAAACTATTTAATTGCATTCGAAGGAAGTAATTTGTATAAAGCATTCACTAATGGATTTTTAAGAACTGGAGATACAACAGTAGATGGTATAGTAAATACATATTATACCAAAATAGAAGATGGATTTAAAGATAATCTAGGAACAGGTACCGATTATTCATATATTAAGCTTTATACTTATCAAGATATAAGTTTACTAAATAGAGAAGATGTTAATAAATATAATGAAACAGCAGTACCAACTAACTTCTTTGTTAAATATAATTTAGCAGCAGGATCAGACTTTAAAAAGATATTTGATTTAACAGATACTGATTATTTTACAGATTTTGACGTTCAACAACCAAATGTAGTAGTCCTTGGTATAAACACAACAAACACTGTTGAAAAAGCAGAAATAGATGAATTTATAAAAGTAAACCATTATATCAAAGCTAGATTATCAGGAGATACTAGACCTAGGCTTCTTAAAATTATATCTGTAAGTTCAACTGAAGAATTAAGTCCATATAGATTACAATATACAATTACCACAATGGTACCAAGTATTGAAGAAGTAGATGGATTAGACGTAACTGGAAATACACTATCAGTATATAAAGGAATTTATAATTTCGTTGAAACATTAAAAGGACAATATCTAAAAGGATTTAAGTTAAGAGGTGAATTACTTCCAAATGGAACATCTAAAAGACAAAAAGAAATACTTCAATATCTATTTGATTATACTGCAATTCCAGCAGCATTATCCGATAGAGAAACAATTGATTATAGATACATTGTTGATTCATATGAAGGTGACCTATCACAATCTTCTAAATACCATTTAGGTTATTTAGCTGCTCTTAATGGAAAAGTAATGGCAATATTAAATGATCCATCATTTGAGCAATTTGAAAAATCAGTTGATCCAAGCTTCATAGACGTTGTTAATAAATTAGTTTCAACTAAATATATTTCTGAAGGTGGAGATTTAAGTTTAAATCCAGAATTTACATTTAAATTTGGAGATCAAGACATAAAAGGAGTACCACAATCTTCATATGAATATTTTGTTATGCCAAATATGTTAATACGAGAAGGTGGTAAAACTAAATCTGTTCCACCAGCGGCGTATGTATCAAATGCATATGTTAAAAAGTTTAAGAATGGAACTCCATTTTTAATAACTGGTGGTAAAAGAGCAATTATAACAGATCCAGAAGTAGTTGGATTAGAATATGAATTATCTAATCAAGATAGAGATTACCTAGAACCAGTTGGACATAACTTAATAGTTAAAAGACGAGGATTTGGAATTACTATATTTAGTAACAATACTGCTTATCAACGAGTTAGTTCAGCATTAAACAATGCACATGTTAGAGATAACTTATCTACTATAGAACGTGATATAGAGCAGATATTAATAAACTTCTTATTCGACTTCAATGATGAAATTACTAGATTGAGAGTTAGAACAATTGTTGAAAATTATTTAGATGCAGTTGTAAATGCTAGAGGATTAGCTTCATATAGTGTTCAGTTCGATAGTGAAAATAATCCAAATGAAGTAATAGAAGCAAATACTGCTATAATTGATATTAAAGTAGACTTCCCAAGAGGTATACATAAATTCATTAATAGAATTACTATTACTAGAGCCGGTGGAGGACTTAGTTCTGAATCCACAGGATTTACACCTAGCTTCTAAAGATTGTTTTATAGATCTAATTATTAAAAAGGGAACTACGGTTCCTTTTTTAATATAAATAATATTATATACACTATGATTAAAATATTATTATTAGTTACACTTGGATATTTCGCAACTATTATATCTGCATTCTATGATATGTTTACTATTTTATTCATAAAAAATAAGTGATGAAGAATGCTTACTTATATTAAACCATTTAAAGAATGGAAGATCTTAAATGAAGATTCTCTTGTAAAAAATAAAAAATCGGATACTAAATCTACTATATTAATAGATGGAACATCATCTGCTGGTAAATCATGGGTAAGTAAGAAATTAAACGCAATCCCTTTTCATAAAGCAACAGACCCCAATCAATGGGTTATTATTGCATCAGATGATTTTAATGGTTATTCTCCTGAAAATGAAGAAAGGAGATTGGCGTTTGACCCACCAAGTATTAGAGATTGGGCAAAGGGTCATGATTTTGGGATTGTGTCTGGTTTATATAGAAAGGACGGTAAAGATGTACCACCAAACCCAAAGGAAAATGAATATGTTGCTGGTCCTACTGCAAACGCTGCTGCTTGGTATATGGCACAGGAGTTTAAGACCGGTAAGTGGAATAAGGTAATTTTTGATGATGTCACTAATGATATTTTGAATTACGTTCCAAATATTAAACATAATATACTTTTACATGCACCAATATATATGTTAATTAAAAATATAGTTGGTAGAAATAAAGTAGGTAAAAAAGACCCTAATTGGAGAGATCCAACTAAAGCATTTGAACAATATTTATGGAAGTATGAGGCAACAAAACAAAAACCTGATGAGAATAAAGGTGATCCATCAACTAAATTAACAAAGAATGGATTAAAGGATTTATTATCTAAGAGCATAGACGATGATGAGTTTATTGATAGTTTCATAAGTGATTTAGGTATAAAGGACAATGATGTACACTATATTAAAGTTAAAGATAAATACATAACACCAAATATGCAATTAATAAATATAGATTCAGATAGAATAGTTTATTTGGATAAGTTCAAAGATATTGTTATAAACGAAGCAGTGCTAAATGAATCCTCTAAGAATAAACAAGAAGCTAAGTTTTGGAGTTCTGGTGGTAAAAGCATAACTATTAAAAAAGATAACAGTAAATCAAATTCGATATTTGTAATCACTGGCAATAATAAGTATAAATATTCTATATATGTAAAGGGGTGGACATCAACCGATGCATTAAATTTTAAGAGTTTGTCACAAAATAAAGATAATGGTAAAGTAACATTTAATCGTTGGATAGAAGGTGGTAAAACCGAACCGAGAACTATTGAAGTAGAAGATATGAGAAAAATACTAAAGGAATTAAAAGCGGGTAAAAGTGCAAGTGTATCTAAAATGGGAGTAGCTATAGAATTTAAAAAAACTGCTTAATTCATTTTAGTTTTCCATTTAGATTTTGCATCTAAATATTTTCTATATTGTTTGAAATTAAAAGTATCCCATTGTCTAGCAAATTTAAGAAGTCTTCTGAAGTTAGATTTTTTCATGCTAGTAGTATTTAAAAAAGTGGAAGATGGTGTAAAAGGATTTAAGAATTACCTTTAATTTAGTCATCGCTGTCGATATTCACTGCATCTTATAATAACCGCCATTATTTGTCTTAAATATAACTTGTACTCATTATACTCATTGACATGTCTGCTATAGACTATAAGACCGCCTTAGCCCACGAAAAAAGCTTGTTCGGCCATAAAGTAGGATTTATTTATTTACCTACAAGTGATGTGCTGATCTGTTTTCAGATCTAAAACCAAATACTAGAAATTTAACTGCTAAGTTAATTCAGCTTAATCATTTGATTAAGGTCCCCTTCGGGTTTCTGTAGTCCGACGACTTATTTCTATCCATTATAGACTCAACGAATCTATGTTTCTGGCATACACCAACGCTATTCCTCCGTCGAGTTCAAACGCCTTCCACTATTTCAAAGAACATAAAGGTCTGTAATACAGGTGCCTTTGTTTGTTTAATTATATATTATACTAAACTTTTTTAAAAAGTTTTATTTTTTAAATCGATTATGTGAATTCATTGATATATTAATTATATTACATGCACCAACAAATTCTTTTAAATTTTTACTATCGGTATAGCTCATTGCTGATCTTAGATAATGTTCTAAGTTTTCAACCCATCCATCTAGTGTATATTCAACCTTATGCATTTTTGTAATTCCTTCTGAGGTTTTAATTAAATGATTCCCCCATTTTTTTTGAACCTCTTTAGTAGACATTCCCCTAAATTTTTTATAAAAACATACTCCACTCTTAAATAGTTCATATATATGATTATTATATTGATCAACTTTTTCTCCGGGTTCAGTCCATGAATTATGTTTTCTATTAGCTTCATATGTTTCACCACAAGATTCAAGCGCTTTATTAAAAATAGATCCTAACATAACGTAATCTGCACCAAGCGCTAATGCCTTTATTATATCTGAATAATCTTTCATTCCACCATCTGCTACTATTTTAGCTGGTGAATCTAATGACATAGATTCTTTATAACATTCTTGTATTAAAGAAGCCATTGGATATCCCACACCGGTTTGTTGGGTGGTAAGACAACCGCCGCCGTTTCCTATACCAACCCTAATGGCATCTGCTCCTGCTTCTGATAAAATTGTATATGTTTTTGGATTAGCAATATTACCAACCATTAAAAATATATCATCACCATGTGTATTCTTAATGTCTCTAGTGATAGTTTCTAAATCATCGATGTGACCATTAGCAATATCTATTAAGTACCCTCGGTGTTTCTTAAGTTGTCTAGAATGATATAATTTAGCCATATCTATTAATGAATATGATTCAATGGCTTTATCTGATCCTTTTTCTCCTCTTGGTAAACACGAAATTATATTATTTTTTATGAAAAGGTGCTCATTTTCACTAGAAACAACAGTATCCATTGGTGCGGTAATTAATGGAAGATTTCCATCTGGATAACGAATATCAATATCTTTCCTAGAAGGTATTCTAGTTTGTATAGCTGGACATATTAAAATGTCATTGAAATCAAACTTTGTATATTTATTCATATTCGTCTAGTTGAACTTCACCAATGGTATCTAAAATGGCGATTACATCATTTGACATTACCACGTAATGTGGTTCATTTTCATAAGAAATATCTATTCCAGCAAATCTATTGCATAGAACTATATCTCCGGCTTTAACTTTCATTGGATTATGTGGAGCACCTTCTCCACAAGCAACCACTGTTCCTATGTTTGGTCTTTTTACAGCTTTTCCAGGTAAAAGTATTCCTGATTTAGTAGAAGTTTCTTTTTTAACTGGCTTTATTAAAATTCTTTCGTATAACGGTTTCATATAAGTACTGATTTGTTTTTTGTTTCTATTAGTTTAGAATAGTTAAATTTATTATACTTTATATTTTCGTAAAGTTTAATATTTTTATTTATAGATTGTGGTATCATTCTGGTAGATAACCTAATTGTTTTTATATTAAGTAAAAAATGGTATGCTAATTCTTCTTTAAGTTTTTCATCTTTAATATTATTTAAACTTATTATTTCATCTAAGCATGTGTTCATAAATTCGTTATCATCTACTTCAAAAACACTATCTATTTTTTCAAAAACAGAATCGGGATATTTTTCTAATACATAATTAGTCATTTTTTTAACCTTAGATGGTGTCATTTTATGCAACCTTGGTAAGTTATCTGACTTGTCTCCTCCGAATATTTTAGACAATAATAATTCGGCGGGGCACATTTCGTATTTTACAAATCCTTTTTTCTCAAAATTAGAAATAATTGAATTAATATCATTACCTATGCCAGAATTATCTAAATTAAAGAAATCTTCGTTTATATTAATATCCCTTTGTGTAAAGTATATTTTCTTATGTTTAGTCATCATTTTAGGAGTTATAACAACCGTGTACTTTTTTTTATTTTTAACTAATTGTATAATATCCTTATCAACTGTATAAATAACTATATTATCATCTAAAGTTTCACATAAGCATGCTATTATATCATCTCCCTCTAATCCATCTATTCTATGAAAATTTATACCCGCATTTTTTATTAAATGTGGTTGTATTTCTTTTTGGAAGTATTCAAAAAACAAACGCTTATGATCATCCTTTTTTCTAGTACCCTTATATTTAAACTTGAAATTTAAATCTGGCTTATCGTCAAAGAAATTTTTAATGTACTCTTTTCTCCAACTTTTAGAATCAAAAACAATGTGCACCTCATTGGAAATATTACCAACGGGTGCAATCATTGAAACTAAATAATTTAAACAAAAATCTCTGAATTTTATTTTAGTAGTTTCCTTTAATATAAAGCTTCCTTCATTAAAAATATCTTGTGAATAATATTCCTTTCCAATAGATTTATCTCGATATAATATTCTCTTTGTAACATTGATAGCTACATTAATATATGCGTTTCCATCTATTAAATAAACCATTTATTTTTATTTTGAAGATTCATCATTTGTATTAGTAACTACGTCCGGTTTTGTTGTACTAGAATTCTTCTTTATTGTTCTAATAGCAGCTGACATTAATTCAGATTCAGATAAACTATAAACACCCTTTGATTGAGTATAATTAGCAGATGCAACTAATACGAATATAGCTTGATTAATATCCATATTAGATAACCATTCTTCATATTGTTTTTCATCAGTGTATGAAATATTACCTAACATTACTATTTTATTTGGATCTTCAACGGGTGGCGTTACATTTTCATTAGATGGTTTTGTAACGCTTTCCTTTTCAACGGGTGTATCTTTAACTTTTGTCATTTTTCTATTTTTCTATTTTTTTTTATAAATCTGCGAAGATATCTTTATATTCATCCTCTTCATTTTTATCATTAGAATTACTAGTGTCAACATTTTCAGTTACCATATTTTCTGTTGTTCCAGCGAATGAAACATCATTGGTATCATCTACGGTATCTTTTACATTATCATCAGATGTAGTAACAGTATCACTCAATAGAGTTTTCATTTTTTCGTCTCGTGTTTCACTAATTAACATATTGATTACTTCTTTATATCCAATAGCCGCTTTTAGTGCTTCAGCTACTTGTACATATGTTTCATCTGTCCAACTAATGTGTTGATATTCATCTAATGTAGGTGCAGTTTTTTCAAATAATTCAGTTACCAGTTTAATAGCACCCTGTTCATCTTTCATAACTACTTCGGTATCAGCTATTTTAAATCTGAATGGTGTAACTTCATCCATGAATTTACATTTAGTCCAATCTCTCCAATCCTTTGTTTTTTTACTTACTACACATAAAAAATCTTTTCCTGTTAATAAATGAAAAGGATTTATCGAACTAACACCTTCTATTAACCCATCTTCTTCTGGATTTATTTGATGCTCTATCAAATCATTTATTTGTGCTCTATATTTAAAAACTTTAATTTTTCCTTCTAAGTCTTTAAACTGTGGATCTTTTGCGATATAAACATAAGAATAGTGTGTATACCACCTTGAAAAGTTCTTATTTATTTCTTTAACTATTGTCGGTTCTTCTTTATATAATCTTCCTAAAATAGTACTAAGTGTCCATAAAACAGATGGTTTACCCTCATTTGAAGGGCAATCTAATACCATTGATTTTTTAGTCAGTGGATTATATATTTTTGCACTATATTTAGTGAATTTAGATACTGCTTGTTCTCTTAGGTTTGGAATAAATCTAAAAACTGATTTATATACGCCACTACCAGACGTATCTGGATTTGGATCATATATGTTTTCGTCTATTTTCTTTTCGTACCCGCCTTTTGTTGAGGAAGATACTGAGTCTGTTGGTAAATCAAAAAAGTCATTCATAATTTAGTATTTTTTTAGTTATTTTTATTATTTGTAATATTATACTTTATGTAGTATAATGGTTTTATTAATTACTTAATTTATTTAGAGTCTAATATATTAGATCTAAGTTCTTTTGCTGCGTCTTCTATTTTATTCATCTCTTTTCTAATAGTAGGGTGATGAATTAATTTTCTAACAAGTTGTGCATTTTTTCTAATACGACTTCCTGCACTTCTATTTCCTTTTTCATAGAATTTTTCAACATCCTCTAAAGAAGATTCAATTAATTTTTCCATTTCTGAGAAAACAGACATTTTACATTCGCAAATTGCTAATTTAAGTTTTTCAAATTCATTATTCATAATATATGTTGTTATTTTTGTTATTTTTTACTAATGGTTTTAATAAGGTTTTAAATATTATTGATTATACTCTTATATTTATCACTAAAATGCGCACCAGGATGATATTTTAGCGTATATGATATCCAATTCTTTATTATATTACTTTTTTGAGAAGGTTTTATAAAATTAGATGCTAAATAACTATCTAAATATTCATCAAATAATTCATCTATTGGTACACCTTGTAGTTTAGATTGATTATTCATTCCATATACAATCGATTCTATCTCTTCGGGTAAAGTAAAATATTTATAATTATTCTTTGAATTTTTACGATTATTTTTATGTTTATCTAATGATGGATTAAAATTTGTTATATCTCTATTCCAACCAGTTTGTTTTAAGTGATTTATTTCATGGGATATCGTGCCATTTATATTATAATACACTTTTTCATATGCATATTCATTCAGTCCTATGTTAATTACCATTATTATTTCTATTGTTGGTATTTCACCATTTTTTATAAATGTATTTCCAGTTAGTGCATAACCATTTTTCTTATAGAATAAATCCGCTTGGTTTTTACCTTTAAAATAATTATCGTTTTTGAGAGAACTTTCGTTAGTTTTTTTAACTATGAATTTAATATCAAATTTTATAAATTCTTTATCTATTTCTGCACCATATATTTCAGTGTACGAGAATGGTACTTTTTTATTTTTAATAAGTTTATTTAAAAAAACCTTTGATAGTTCTAATGCTAATTTAGGTATTGGTAATATCGAATTTGAAAATTCATAATATTCGAGTAAATGTTTTTTCAAAATAGCATATTATTTTTTAGAACTCCTAGTATCTAAAAATGTTGGAGCTAAATCTGCAGTAACTGGAATTCCCTTTTTTGTAAATTCAACAGTTATTGTTTCTAGAGTATTTCCTTTTTCTATTGCATCTGTCCCTTCAATAACACCCGCCTTTACAGAATTTTTAAATTTCTTTAATATTTCTTTATCTAAATGAGATAATGAAGATTTTTCTCCAGTAACTGCATTTTTAATATCAGTTTTAATAGTGTCTATACTCGATGGCATTTCTTCATGAAGACCTGGCATATCCTTAGCTATATTGGTTTCAATCCAATCGTCCAATGAACTTTCTTTTATTTTATATAGTGCGTATTCTTTTTGCAGTGGTCCTACACTTGATATCTTTTTACCATCTTCTAGAAATATAAATTCATATATTGAATTTTTTTTAGAAGCCGGTTGTGCATTTGGATCTGCCATTGGATCCATTCCTGGCATTGCCATATCTTGTTCGTATAAGAAGTTTTTATAATTTTTTATATAGTTATTCACAATAAAATATTATTTAGTTTATTTATATGTTTTATACCCAATAAAAAATCAACCATCGCAGCTTAAACATTCTGGATCCATGGCAGCCTTGGCTATATCACCTCTTAATACGCTTTCTGTTCTCATGTAATATAGAGTTTTTATTCCAAGCTTCCATGCTTCCATATGACATTTAGATATCCATTTAGGTTTGGCTTCAGATGGAAAAGCTAGATTTAATGACACCGATTGATCTATATACTGTTGACGTAATCCTGCTTGTCTTATTAAATCCAATTGATTAATCTCTTTAAACGTCTTAAATATGTCCTTAAATGCAACGATATCGTCTGAGGAAGATGATTGTGTTATTTCAATTAATCTACCGTTGACGAATCCCCATTGATTTAATTGATTTATATCTTGTACTGAACCGCCGTCTGTTAATATTTTATCCCATATGTCTTTAGTATTTAATTTTATTTTTTTAAGATACTTTTCTAATATTGGATTTTTTCTTATAAAGGTTCCTTTCGCAGATTGATCGGTCCAAACATTAGATGGCCATGGTTCTATTCCAGCTGAAACGTTTCCAGATAATTTTGAATTAGACACAGTTGGTGCAATAGCTCTTAAATGAGTATTTCTCATTCCAGTACCTATACACCATAATGGTTCACCATATTCATCTGCCATATCTCTTGATGCTCGTTCAGTTTCTAATTTTATTTGAGAAAATATTTTTCTAGTTTCATATTGTGCAAAAAGACCCTCAAATGGTATTCCCCTATCTTGTAAATACGTGTGCCATCCCAATACTCCTAATCCAATGGCTCTTCCTTTTTCTGCAAATCTTACTGAATTCTCAAAACCATTCATATGTTTTGCTTTTTGAATAAATTCTTCTAAAACACCATCTAGAAATATAGTAGATGTATAGATTAAATCAGAGTGTTCCCATTCATCATATTTAGCTAAATTTAATGAACTTAAGCAACATACAAATGAATGTGATTCATCCGTATATAAAGTTATTTCACTACATATATTTGTCATAAAAACTTTAAGCCTATTATTTTGATATGCCTCGGGATTTTGTTTATTTACATTTCCTCTATACATTATATATGGTTGTCCCGTCTGTCTTCTTTTTCTTAATACGGCAGAATATCTTTTTCTAGCTTCGGAGTCTCCATTTTCAACCTTTCTCATGAATTTGTCAGATATAATTGAACACTGGTTCATATTTAAACATTGTCTATTTACATCACCCTTAGGTTCTCTAATTTCTAACCACTCCCAAAAATCTCCATGTTCTATGTTTAAATTTGAAGAAGCTGCTCCTCTTCTAGTAGTTCCTTGATTTGTTGCATGTATGGTTGAATCATTTATTTTTACAAATGGAACTACTCCATCTGAAGTACCATTATTAGTAATTATAGATCCAGCCGGTCGTATTTGATTATGTCCAATACCAACTCCACCACCATGTTTTGCAAGTAACATCATTTCAAGATTCTTCTGTCCTATGTCTAATATGGAATCGGCAACATCTATTCCAAAACAACTTATTGGAAAACCACGTTCAGTACCAGTATTTGCTAAAACTGGCGTGGCTAAACATAGCCATCCTCTCCAGATATAATCGAAAAATTTAGAGGCAAGTTCAGGTTTTCTAAGACGACGTGCTATACTAGTTGAAACTCGCCAATATGCGTCCTTGGGTGACTCTCCGTCCAATAAATATCCTCTTGAAATGGTTTTTAAATAAACTTCAGTACAGCCCCATAAAGGAACGTGTACACCTTTTTCCCAACCTAATTCGTCTAATAACTTATTAACTTCTCTAGTTGAGGGTTCTTGATATTTTAGTTTTTCTACCCTAGATTCTTCTTGTTTTTGCATATTGTAATATTAATTATTATATTTAATATATATTTTCCCAATCGTCATCTTCACCGGCTTTAGCATAATCCGTTGGTCTAATTGCGAAAAAATCAGTGTGAGTATGTCCACCTGTTAGATGATAAAACCATTCTAAATTTTCAGATGAAGTCTTATCATATTCAAAGATATCAGAATATCCTATTTCTTGTAATTTTTCGTTTGCTCTAGAACGTATAAAATTTTTAAGATCATCTTTTTTAAGATTTTCTAAATCTCCTTTCTCAAACATTTTATCTATAAACCTCTCCTCTAGATCAATAATAAGCTTAGCAGCTTTTTCTATATCTTTTCTAGTATTTTCTCTTAAATTAGGATATTCTAAACACATATGATTAAATAGCTGGCATCCCATCCTAGAATGTAAAGATTCGTCTCTAACTGACCATTTCATCTGTTGTCCTATACCTTTTAATAGGTTTCTAAGTTGAAAACTATATAACACAGCAAATGAACTATATAAACTTACTCCTTCTGCGAATGCAGAAAATATGGCCAATGATGTAGCAACTTCTTCTCTAGCCATTTCTGATTCATGGCCGATTCCCCCTAAAATTTTATGAGTATGATTACTACCTGATTGCATCAGTAACTCAAACTTATCTGCTATTACGGGTTCATGTAAAAATCCTTTAAAATCATCTAATCCAAGAGTTTCATTTAAATAGGAATATGCAGTTGCATGAATAGTTTCTTGACTACCAAATATCATTGCCATTTGCTTAATCTCATGTTTTGGAAACCAATTTGTTACCATTGTTGTCCAATAATCTGACACTGCACATTCCGTTTGAGCAAATCCCAATAATATATTACCAACTAAATCACGTTCTGCTTCAGTTAAATTTTCATTCCAATCCTTTAAATCAGCTTGCATTGATATTTCAGTGTGTAACCAAAATGCTTGTGCCTGTTTTAACCACCCTTCGGTATAATATTCTGGATATTCAAATGGTTTATATTCTAATCTTTCTTGAAATAATTTTGACATATTAATATAAGTTAATTTTTGTTTGTATTATATGTTTATATATTTACAAACGCATTGAATTGAACAAGTGGATATTCTTTTTAAGAAACTAATGTGTAACTAATAGATTTCTCTAACGCATTAACCTTATGTATGTGTATCTTATTAAACTCTTCTACATTTACGTTTTTATATTGATTTTCTAAAACTAGGGGAGTTGCATTACCATCTATATAAATATCAATAGTATTATCTCTAGATTCATTTAATGTGAAATCAAATAATTTATTTTCTATTTGATCCTTTAGACTATCCCACTGTAATAATTCTTGATTTATACTATCTCTGTCTAGAGTCAATATTATTCTATATTCTTTTTTCTTCATTGTGACACCCTTTACGTATAGTTCGATGGTGTCGCCAGCAATCATTGTTTTTTTAACTGACTCATAATTTTTAAATTCAGAACTATGTAAAAGTCCAGTATAATAACTATCCAGTTCTATAAACATTCCAAAGGGATATGGATTAGTGGTTAATTTTCCAGTATACTCTTTTCCAAATCTTATATCTGATATTTTATGTGGAAGACTATGCTTAATATATTTTTTATATGAAACAATAAATAGATTATTTGTTTTATCATAATTATCAACCATTACGTTTATGGTTTTGTTTAATAATATTGAAAAATCGCGTATAACGTTCGCGCCAGCCTGTGATCCTGGAATAAAACATTCTATTTC